CTGTTACGTATGAAACTGCTCCCATATTATTCTCCTATGGTTGGTAAAAAGTTAAATCAGTTACGCTGTTGCTGGTGTGAAGTCGTAGTAGTGAACGGTCACTCTTACTGCTCCAGCCGTGAAGTTCGATCCAGTTGCTGTCAACACCACGCTTGTTGCCGCAGCGTAAAGCGTCGGACCAGCCGCCGTGAAGCTTGCACCGCTAGTAGTGGTCCCAGCAGTAAGAGCGATTGTCGCCCCCCACTTGTCGGCGTCCGTACCGTCACCGATAGTGAAGGTTGTAGCGCCAGTAATCAGCGTGGTAACCCGTACGGTAACGCCTAGCACCACCGCACCAGCGGGGATGAGGTCCGTTGCCGAACTCGTGGCACCGCTGCATGTCACGGATGCGGATGCCGACTTGATGTTGACAAACGCTCCGAACGGCGTGCCGAACGATACGGCTCCTTCGTATTTCTGTTGTTCTTTCATTAAAGTAGTCATGTAGAAATCTCCTAAAAGTTACAAATTAAAGTCGTGGCCCGCCCATAGGCGTAGTTCGAGCTATCGCCATCTGTTGCTCAGAGGTGAGTTTTGAGAACACCTCTTTTGGGTTAGGCATTGCGGCAAGTTCGTCGTAGGTTGTTGGGATCTTCCCGCCAGCCCTGCTACTAACTCGCTGCCCGTCAGTGACATCCTTTGTGCCACCTGTGTGCGTCGGTACCGCCAGGGACTTTCGCTGATCTCGCAACCACTCGCCAAACTCCTCAATGTTCATTGGGAGAGCCCGATTCTTGGGTGAGTACAGAGGATCTCCGTTGGCGTCACGGGCGATGATATTCCCGTCGGCGTCGAGGTCGCAGTGTTTTTCAACTAGCCCTTTAACGATATCGAGAACGTCGCCGTGGAAGTGCTTGCTGATGCTGGTCATTACCTTGTCGGTCACTGCAAGTGACTTGTTTTGATTGCGAAGCTTTTCAAGTTCTTTCTGAAGCTCCGACTTTTCGCCTTCTACCTCGGTGCGGAAGCGGTCAAACTTCTTGTTCCAAAGTTCTTCTAGTTTTGCCGGATCTTTTGCCGCTAACTCCCTATCCTTATCCTCAAGAGCCTTCTTCAGAGTCTTGTACTCATCGGGGTCTACGTCTTTGAGTATCCCTTCGTACTTCTTCGCCTTAACCTCCCAGTCTTTAGCGAGTGCCTCCATTCGCTGACTTCTATCTTGGAGTTTCTTCACATCGTCTGGTGTGAATGTTGCGGTCTCTACTTCTGCTCCTGTACTCTCTTCGCTCATTTAGCCTCTCGTATCGTTTGTGCTATTTGTTTTGCCTGCTCCTCGGAGAGTCCGAAGAACCGACGCTTCAGTTGATTCCCAGCGGCCTTTGCGGCCTCCAGGGCACTGTTGAAGAAGATCCGAGCCCGTGCTCCGGTACTCGTCTCCTCAAAATCTGTTTGAATCGCTGCGAGCATGTTGCCGGTGTATGTGAGATCCGGCGGTGAGGTGTTCCTGCCCGACTTCGCCTTACGCTTCTCGTACGGCTCCGTGTAGGGCGTGAAGACTGCCCCCTCAACATCCCTTCCCGACTGAGTGCGGATGACGATCTCCGCTGCCGCATCTGCCGCCGCCTGTTGGAGCGCCCGCTTCTGGGCTTCGACTCGCTCCTTCACGGCCCTGACGATTACCTCTGAGTTCTTGATCTCGATTGATGCCATCAGCAGCCAGCTCCCATCACATCAAGATGCGTTAACCCGCAGTTTCCGCAGAGTGGCCCTTCGGGAGTCATGAAGAACAAGCTGTTCCCGCAACCGCACTCCAGCACAACGTCTGGCACGATAGTTCCGGCAAAAGCCCCTTTCATCAGTCCGCAGGACGGACATTCGAGCGTCACGGCCCCCACTTCAGCGACCGCCACCCATTTGAATCGACACCCCAGGCACATGGCTCTGCCAGCGATATGCGGCTGCCTGGATCTTATGTCGATGATATCACCCACCTTCAAGCTCCTTCGCCAACCTATCCGATATCGGCCTCAGTCGATGACGGCAGTTGTAGCCGCCTCGAAAGACCTCAACCGGCAGATCCTGCCCGTTATCCATTGCCCTCAGCTCTGCCAGCGTGAATATCCCGCCAACCAGCTCACGGCAAAATGGCCTCGTGATCTTGTCGTCCGGCCCGATGTAGAGGAACCTTTCGATCCCCACCTTCTTCGCCTTCTCCAGGTCAACCACCTGCTGAAACGCCATCAGCGAGCTGTTGAGCTCTGTTTTGATGTTCGCAAACGTCCTTCCCTCGGCAGAACGCAGAATGTCCGTGGGTTTCACCCGCCGTCCCGCAATCACCGAATCGAGCACCGCTCCACGAACATCCCCCAGGTAGCTGGAGATCGTCTTCGATGCCATGTCGAGCCGGACGTCCACCAGGGCGTTGATGTTGTCCCGTGCGAACTGCCCGAGGAGTGCCACTTTCCCTGTTGTTTCCGTGAACTCTCTTGAGACGGCTTGGTACTGCTCTGCGAAAAGGCCTCGTATTCGAGTGAACTGGTCACCGATACCCGCCTCTTCCATCGCTGATTCAAGACCACCGAGCATCTTGACCGCTTCTTTTGCCGAATACCGCCTGTTGTCCCGCAGATCCCCCAGAATCTCGCTGAGATTACGCTCCAGGAACGCTTTCAGCCGCTCGATCAGGGCTTCCACTTGAGCCTCTTGGCTCCTGGTCCTCGTCGTCGCCTGCCTGCTCAGTTCCTTTCGGTCCGTCATTTATAAATGCTCCAAATCCTTTGAGTGGGTCCATCAGGGAGGCAGCTTCGAGCTTCTCAATCGCCTCGAATATCTCCTTCTCTTCCTCTTCGCTGAACCCTTCTTGCTCTGCAAGCCTCTTCAGCTCGGCCTTGTACCAAGGATCGACCTTCTTGATGTCGTCCTTGTACGCAAGCCATCTCGTAGTAGCCGCTTCCACGTCTTCAGGGGCGAAGTTCTTCGAGATCTGAATCTTTCCCTTGAAATCCTTCTTCCCCTTGAACAGAGCGACGTGCTTGAGAGCGTTGTTTACAACCGACTCAATTTCAGTTGCCGCCGTTTTGAGGATGGTTATCAGCTCGATGTTCATCTCACGCAGCGTGTTTGCCGATGGTGCCTCATCTGAACCAGCGGATAGCCCACGGGTTCGGTTGAAGCCCACTCGGTAGAACATGTCGATCAGTCTGTCGATTGCGTCTGTATGTTGTGCCGTCGGAGCCGAGTCAATTACGGTTGTCGTTGTTCCCGGGGGGGCGACTCCCCATGCATATTCTGAGATTGCAAACTTGTGTTGAGGGCTAAACGACCCCGAGAGTATCACTCGCTGAAACGCCTGAGTGTTCAGGAGATTGAACCAGGCGCTCATCTCGTTGAAGAGTGCTAGTGCGATCTCTGCCAGGTCTCTCACCCACGGATCGTTATTCTTGATGGTCGAGATCGGCAGGGTGTCCCAGCCTTTCTCGACCTTACCGACCGTTTGAATTCCTCGGGTCTGCCACTGATTATCAACCATCTGAAACAGCTCGACCTCGTAGCCAACATTGGTCAGCATCAGCACCTTGCAGTACTTCCCCATCACCGGCGCTTCCGTCAGCGATGTACGTGCCTCAATCTCCTCGTATTCGAAGCGAAGGAGCTGGTACTTGCCGAAGTTTGGTCCAGCCCCCGAGATCTGCCAGTCTTTAACGAGCATAACATCCAGGAGCTCCATGTACGGACGGTGGCGACTGCCTTCCTGCTCAGCGAGGCTCGCAAAATCCCCTTGCGGAGCATCGACCATGATCCACGGCTGACCGTCTCGGAAGTACGCTAGCGCCACATGGTTTTTAATGAAGTCCTCAAACGACGTACCAGCCCCGTCGATGTCAGCCAGGCCATCTTCTCCGAGTAGCTCCTTTACCTCTGGGTCGTAAGAGAGCTCTTCCCTAAACAACATCGAGATCCAGGTAGACACCATCGGCTCAAACAGATTCAGATAGCGAGAGCGTTTGGCTCTGAGTGCTCTGAGATGCTGGCCAACGGTCTGGACAACCACATTCTCGATTTCCTTGTACGCCTCAACGCTCGATTCAAGCTCGTGCATCCAGAGGTATTCTGGCCCCGTAAGGACCGAATGTTTCCCTTCGTACAGATCCCGTGACACTCGCCATTCGTCCACCCGTGCTAGATACTCGGGATGTTCGAAGAGTTTGGTTGTCATTAAGGTGTTGGTGTCGCCGTTGGAGTTTCTGTTGGGGTAGCTGTAGGAGTTGGTGTGTTTGTAGCCGTTGGAGCCACCTGCCGAACGTAGGCATATGACAGGTCGATCCCGCAGATAGCACCGTTGCTAGTGCCGACGGTTATCACCTCGTCAACCTTGCTCTCGAATACCCCAAGTGGATTACTCGCTGAAATAACCCCGTTGGACGGAAGCTTCTTCGTTGAAGTAATCGCTGTCGCACCTCCTGAACTTTTCGAGAAGAAGGTTACGTCCGTTGCTGCATTGCTGCACGATATCGAGTAGGACAATACCCGCTGACGGAAGCCCACTACCCCCGCCGATGCTGTGCCGTCGGTCGTGGTGAATGGTGCGTTCGTAGCCGCTGGCGTTGGGTTCGCCCTGGCAAACACCACCTCATCGGGAACAATTGCTCCCGCTGCTGTTGGTACTAGTGCCGCTATTGTTAGAAGGTATTTTCTCATAATCCGTAAACCTGTTTGCTGTTTGGGTCAGTTAAGTTAGTCATTTTGTATATTTCGTAGAGCAGGTAGCTCGCCGCATCGGCGTAGTGGGTCCAGTCATCGCGGCCTGGTTTCTCAATATCCCACGTCCCCTCTTTGAGAGCTGTCTTCACGAACGACTGCCTCAAACGAGTACATCGGATATGCACCGCCATTCGCTCATAGCTCATCACCTGAGCAGCCTTTTCCAGCCGGTCCTTGACTAGTGGATTCGATCGTTCGGCCATAATGCTGATTCGGCGGTATCCCTTCGCACGAAGCGTCTGCTCGATTACCGTGTATCCTTCCGACGCTCGGTGAAGGTCTCTTGCGTATCCCGAGGCATCGCCGTAGATCTGGATCTCGGTATTGCCGTACTGAGCCGCTGGAAACTTCGCCATGAACTCAGCTAGCGCATCGAGAAGCCCGAGCGTTTCACCCGACGACTCCTCTAGGAACAGGTACTTCTCCGTTCGGGTATGATACACCGACTTTTGCTCCCAATACTTCTGAGCCACTACCCACGCCATCGGACTCACGTTGAAGTCGAGACTTAGTAGCACCGGACGATCGGGGGTTACCCGATAGTCATCGGCAATGAGATTCAAATGGTCGTTGTATGCCCAGTAAGCGGAGCCCTTCGTAAACGGAACGAAGAGGCCCTTCTCATAACTCAACAACCGCGAGGGATCGTGGCTATATCGAGCCCGTAGGCCCTCAATATAACCCTCGGGGAGGTATTTCTTGTTCTCGCTCGTCTCAACGATAAACCGCCGCCGCTTGCCATCGTCTGAGATACGATCTCGACCGACGCCGGGTAAATTCGCTAATGTTTCCCAGTGGTTAAGTCCTTCCGGCGTGCCGTCGGCCAGCCCTTGTAGAACCTTACCCCGCGTATCTCGTAGCCGATTCATTAGCTGATTGTGAATCTCAGGCTTCGAAACCCCCGGCTCCGACCATCGCCAGTGCGTGATAGAGTCCGAAACAAAGTGCTTCGGATTATCCGCCGACCGAAAGGAAAGCTGGTGGTTTAGTCCCATCTTCCTAAAGTCGATCGTTTTTGGCGACGACATTGCGAGGTGGAAATGCTTCCCCTCGGTTAGCCCGAATACTTCTTGTGCCACTTGAAGCGTTAGCTCCATCAACGTGTCGCAGATCTTGTAATTCGGAGCTACCGTCCAACTCTTCGAAGGCTTAGGCTCGCTCAGTGCTACCCCATTTTGGAGGCACCGCTTAACGTCCCAAATCTGACCGTTGTGAGATTTCGCAGCTCCTAATCCGCCGGTAACTAGGTGAGTTCTAAGCGGAGTTTCATCCTTGATAGCCTCCCAAGCCCACCAACTGATCTCAACCTGGCGATTAGTGCTCAAGTGGCTCTTCGAGTTCCGGGCCTCGAACAAGCTCCACCTGTACCGGCATGAGCTGAGTCTCGACCAATCCCCGATCGGCCAACCACTTAGCCTTTCGGATGTTGTCGTCGTACTGCTCTGGATCTTTCGACTTCAGAAAAAAGAACGCCGCCTGA